GGAGAAGCAAGTGGCCTTATATCGTCGCATAAAGCGAAAATACACGATAGGTCTTTCAGCTACTCCGATTCGAAAGAAAGGGCAAAATTTCTACCCACTCGAAAAAACAATTTTCGGGTTTGCAAATCCAAATAATAAATTTGATTGGCAAAAGGTTCACGGAAGAATGGTTTATGATCCGTTTACTTATTCGAAAGAAAAGTGGGAGGATTTCAGAGATTATGAACGCTACGTTAATAATCTCCCGAACTTCTTTAGATGGGAAGAGATTGAAGAAATCGAAAACGCCGTTGAAAACAACGGTTACGAAATTAAGTTCTATCCAGTAACTGTTGAACCTGGTAATCCGGAAACATTAGACAAGTTTAGAAAATTAAATCTTGTGACGGTAAAAGGTGAAACAGCTATGGCGAAACAATCTTTTGGACGAAACACGTTTGAAAGATACCTCAACCAAGCAGGAGTAGAAGTTGATTTCCCGAAAATCAAACCAGTGAATGCTGATACTCCATTAATGAAAAAGCTTGATGGATTAATAAAAAGAGCGCCCCATGACATGCTGATTGTTAGCAAGTCAAAACAAATCGTAAATGTTATCAAAGAACGACATCCTCACATTGGAATCTGGACTGGGGACGTTCAAGAAGGACTTGATAGAAAAGTAGTAGTTGCTACGAACCAGGTTCTTGGAGTCGGTGTTGATGGCTTGCAGCACAAATATCAAACAATCGTTGTTCTGGATCCAGTCGAAGAAGGTTCTGGAGAATACGATGATTACCGCCAATTACTTTGGCGAATAACAGGAAGTAGACAACAACACGATGTAAACGTGATTGAATTTTATTACGAAGAAAGGTGAAAAAGTGGATAAAACATTTTTAGAGAAAAGAATTGAAGAAAAAGCGAGAAAAGAATTTGAAAAAGAATGGAATGGTTTTGTAGACCAAATGTACCATCATCCTATTTTTAAACATATTACTATCAAAATTAATGATAAAGACATTCCACTCGCTACTTTTGGTATTAATTTCGGTGTCTTTAATCAAGAACAAGATAAGAATCCTAGAAATAAATTTTTAAATTTCGAAGATGTAAAAGAAAAAGTGATTCAAGAAAAAATCAAAAAGGAAACAGATGAATTATTAAATAGATTATCTGCTGTAAATTATTTATTTGAAAAGGAGGGGTTCTGATGTTTAAACTTCCAGAAAATAAACCACAAGTACCAAAGGACACTCCACGGAATTACTTCATCTACGGTGAAACCATGAGTGGCAAATCTTACTTAGCGAATGAGTTTCCTAATCCGATTGTTTTAAACACGGATGGAAACGCGGAAGCAAACAGCGTGCCAAGTATTCAATTATTGAATGACAAAGATAAATCAGGGCGTATCACTAATTCAGTGATTAAGCAGCTCGGTGAAATCTTACTAGCTCTACAAACGCAAGAACATTCATACGAGACAGTCGTCATCGATGTTATCGATGACGTTATCGAGATGATTAAAATCGCTGTGTGTGACGAACTTACTCCACCAGGGAAGTCTCGATTAAAATCATTATCTGAAATCCCGTATGGGAAAGGTTACGACTTCTTCAACCAGGCAATTACAGAACTGGTTATTGACCTCAAAGCATTACCGATGAATGTTATCTACATCAGCCGTCAAATCTCAGAATACGACGATAACGGAAATGCAACGAAGGACAAACCAAGCTTGAAAGATAAGTACGTGAACCTTATCAACGGGAATTCGGATTTAATGATCCACACAGAAAAAATCGGGAATAACTACAACCGTGAAGTTGACAGAAAGCGTAAGACTTATTACGCAGACCAAGTGGATGACAAACCAATTTTGAAAATCTTAACAACTATTATGGGTGCCGTTGAACCACCTCGTAAACAACAAGCAACAGCAAAACAAACTGCTAAACCAACAAAAAAAGAAACAGTTGAAGTTTCTAATAACGAAGATGAATTATTTTAAAACTAAAGGAGAAATGAAAAATGAGTTTATTAAGTATTGCAAAGAAAATTAAAGAAGATGGATTTGACC